CCTTACTGAATAACTGGTAACCCATAACCATAGGTAACATAGCCATAGTATACCATATCAAAGCGTCTGTTAAATAGTCATCGATTAACTCTTTCTCGTTAACAGTTAAGTTGTCAATATCAATAGCCGTTTGTAATCTATTGTAAAGCGTTGAACCAAGCACCGGCATTATGTACATATCCTGAGCGACCTTAATCATAGGAAATAACTGCTTGCCGTCTATGGCATTGCTCGCACCAGTCCTGTCCTTAAAGGTTTGCTCAGTAATAAAAAGTATATTCTTGCTCATTAATTTTTCTTTTTTACTATTTGTGAAACCCATCGATGACGGCACTCAGGACTACGTGTACCGTCTGACTCAGTATACCAACCTCCTTTCCTATCAAAAACAGAGTAACCTAACCGCTCGGAAATTTGCTCTATTTGTGCCCTGCTCCATATCCTCGTCTTACTTAACTGTATCATTTTTTGGCAGAAAGGTCTTGAAGTAGATAAGTCAGCGTCGCTAAATCCCGGCTTCCACTCATAAGAATAACGTATAAATAACTGGCTTACCTTAGAATCTTTACCTTGTAAATCTCTTAAAGGTTTCAGTAATCTTCTTTCTATCTGCTGATCCGGCCCAACTTTAACGGCTTTTTCTGACAGAATTTTACTATCTACTAAATCAGCAATAGCTTCGTTAACTACGTCTACGCTTTGCTCCAATGTCCTTGCTATTACTTGAGGAGTAATTCTCTTATCCTTTTCGATAAGTCCTAAGATATTAGCTTGCAGTTGATTTAGTTCTGTTTGGTCTGCGAAAAAATCTCTCGCTTTGCGTGTACTCAGAATAACGTACTGTTCTTTATTGTCTCCAGTATTGGCAAACTCCTGAACTAACCGCTCGTCTTTATCCTCGCTAAACTTTTGTATCTCGTCATCGGTTAAAGGATTGTCATCAATACCTAAGAAAGCGTTAACATCGGAATCACTCAAACCAAAGCCGTTACGAAGCATCAAAGCTGCCTGCTCTTTTGTTAGCTTGCCGTTGCCGTAGTTTCTGACTATTCTCATTATATTCTGATACTGCCGACCGCTCAGATTCTTAATAGCGTCGTTTTGCAGCTTCTCATTATTTTCTATAATTGCGTTAACGTCTACAGACCCGTCAGCCGTAGCTTGTCCGTTTAACGGCTCTCTGCCCATTAACTCACGAATCTCGTCTTTTGTCAAGTTCTGAGCCATAATGCCCTCTGTAAATTCAAACTTCAACGGCTCTACCGGCTGAATCTTAAACTCGCCCTGCTCGCCTTTCATATTCCTGAACTTAGTAAAGATTGCGTTAAACTCGCCTTGTCTTTCTGAGACGTATACGTTATTGAAAATCTCGTAAGCATCTCTAATCTCACTACGACCGCCTAACTGGCCTTCAGTTTTTACACCGAAAAGAATAGGACTGATAATTTGATGTGCGACAAATATCTCTTGTTGGATAAGGTTATTAACATTAGTAAAGTCCTCTTTTGTCAGCATTGACGTACCTAAGTCGGTTATCTCTGCGTTATTATCCCTTGATGGGTTAAACATTATTACAGTACGTCTGCCCTCGCTACCAGTAAACTTCTTTAAGATACCTCTTTCGACCTCCTCTTTTTGCTCGTCGGGAGGGTTGCCGTTATTTAACTGCACCAACTTACTACCAACCCAACCCTGCTTAGCATTGCCTAAAATATGCCTTGAGACCTGAATATCGGCCTCAATCATATTAAGACCTTGAATATAGCTTGGTACTGGATAGTAATAAGAACTCGGATTGTATTCTTTGTAGTAGAAAATTTGTGCCCCGTATGGCTCTGCCGGATTGAACGTCTTATACTCTCTCGGTTTCTCTCTTGCGTCTTTCCAATCATTCTTAACGTAAAAAAGTTTCATATCTTTTGAAACCCTTACCTTATGAAATTCTATGTGGTAAATCTCGCTGATCTGACCGATACGATTATAAATAACTTGCAGATAAAAACCACGATATAACTCGTCATCCTTTACGCACCGCTTTAATATATCGTTCCAAGTATCACCTTTGCTATTCGCCTTACCGGCCTCTTCAAAACCTTTACCAAAAACATAGTTAGCTTTGCTTTTAACAAGCGTTCCGTGCTTAGGACTTTCGTTATACAAGCCAAGCAAATACTCAGGATAGTCGTTATCCTTGCCAAACTCAATCCAACCCTTGCCTTTCTTCTCCTCAAATTTAGGCATCTGTGCTTGGTCGAACTTTATTTCTATAAGTTTATATTGGCTCATCCTTGATATGTTTTGAAAGTATTATCCTGCTCGTCGTATTTGTCAGGACTGAAAGCAGTACCGTGAAGATACAAAAAACCCTTGGCATCTGACTCACCGGTAGGAATTGTGGTATCGTCATCTTGTGCCCAAAATTCATAACTGTATAATCCTGCGTCGTAATCACTTAAATCGATAGTGTCAATAAGTACCTTAGAATAACGATTAGTAGTTAAAGGTAAAGGAGTATAAAAAGTAAATACTACACCAGTTAATCTATTTGTACATTTCCAATATAACCAAGTCAAACCATCCGCAAACTCTCCCAAGTTTACGTAAGCATACTGGCTCGCACTATTTCTATTTAAGTGTATCATATTAAAAAACCCCACCCTTACCGGGCAGGGCTTTATTTATTAACCATTAAAAAAGTTAAGCAGTACCGTTGTTCTCCAAAGTAGCCGCAATGTTAGCAGGCACTACCAAGAAGTCCTCACGCTCGTCGGAAGTAAAGGTCATCATATAACCGTTACGATCACCACTGGCAGTACCACTACCGCTCTCAGTTGTAGTCAAGGTCAAGCCAAACTCTACACCGAACATACGGTAAGTGCCATCCATTTCCTTAGTTACAAACGTGCAGCGATTTTTAGCTAACGTGTTAACCAAGTTTCTTACGGTAGCTGAACGGCTATTGACCGGAAACATAACTTGATGCGTGTAAAAGATAGTACCATTCTCTACGCTTGAAGTAATAGCGTTAGAAGTCGAAGCAGTACCACGTGGCACTTGAATCTTGTAGAACTTCTTACCGCTTACTTTATTCAAAGCAGATACAGTGCCGGAAGCACTTGTAACGGTTGAGTTACCGGAAGCGTCGTATAAGTTGCTATTCTCGATAACCCAAATGGTTTCCACACCGCCTACCGACTCACGGCAGTCGATAGTGTATCCTGTTGTAATTGCACAAGGCATCTTTATTAATTTTTATAGTTCTAAAATATCTCTAAAAAAGGGGAGGTTTTTACACCTCCCTTATCTTATTGGGTTAGATAGCAGCTTTGAACTTAACGCATTCGTTAGTGTAAGCTACGTTGATTCCGATTTTGAAAGCTACACGGAAACGTACATCGTTATTGTCTTCTGAGTACCACAGCTTGTAGTTCATTTCCTCATCTTCGAGGTCAACGGCCATAGCGATGTTAGACAGAGACATAGCGTAAGCGTCTCCAGTTCCGTTCAGACCGTTAACGGCTACTACTTCAATGTTTGTAGCAGGCAGAATGAAACTCTTTGCGTTGCTGTCTTGTACGTTAAAGGCAAACATTTTGTCAGCACGGTAAGCCAAGATCAACAGACGATACCAGTCATCACCTACGAAAATCTTTGCATCACCCTTAGAAAGTACGGCTACTGGGATAGCTTTATAGATACCCTCTGTTGCAGCAATTACGTTAGAAGAAGTGATAGTAGAGATAGTTGCTACACCAGTGTAACCTGATACGTTAGCGTCTACCGGAGAACCGCCATCAATCAAAGTTGACAGACCGTCGAACTTATCACCACCACTGATGCTACCAGTCCAAAGTTTTGTTTCCAACTGAGCAGCGATACGAGCGTTTTTCTTAGCAAGATAAACGGCTTGGAAATCAGCGTTACCGAAATCTTCGTAAGTGCTACCGGCTTTCAGTGCCTCTTGTGTGAAGTATGCTTCGAGGTCTTTCGGACAGATACGCTCTTCGATTTTGATTTTTCCTACTGTTACAGTACGTTGGCTGATAGTTGTCGTGCCTGAAGGGTCAAAGCCGCAAGCATCTGTTTGAAAGAATGCGTCTGTGTCCATCAAAGGAATAGC